GCATAAAACCTCTATTAAAAGAGATTTTATATCACTTTTTAAACCAAGCTGGAAGTCCTAAATGCGGTCTACGATCGTATATATTTTCTTTAGATCCTTTAGTTTCAACATTATTGTAATGTAAAAACACTTGACCACAGTCATCAAAAGTTAATTTATCTCTCCAATGTTCTAATTCATTTCCTCTATAAACTAACATATCACCAGGTTCTAATAATACTTTAACACCTTTAGATTTTGATGGTTTATAGTTGCCAGTCTTTTCATCAACTCCTCCTAATGAAGCATCTGGTTCTAAAAATATTGGCCAACATCCACCACCTAAATGCATGGTTGTAGATATTTCACATGAGAATCTATCTTTATGGCGATGAAGTACATCTCCTTTTTTATAAATTCTTGCATATGAATAATTAGTATTTAATTTTAATCCTGTTTCTTTTTCCATAATTGGAAGAAGTTTTACAAGTAATGTTTCCATTACAATATCAGAATAATGTGAATATGTTTCTGGAACTTGAACATCATTCCACACGCCGAAATACTCCGTAAACTGACTTATATACTTTGTATCAAACATCGTTCTTGCAACTTGTCTTTTCATCATGAAATAATCATAACAAAATTTAGCAAGATCTTCTGATATTGCATTTTTAATTACTGTATATTTATTTTTCTTAAAACTCATTTTTTCTCCTTTTTAGTTTCTGTTTTATTTTCCGCTCTAGTTTGTACTCTTACTGTATCAGTAATCATTTTTTGAACTGCCTGTAAGTTAAAATGAATAAATCTGAAATCTTCAATACCTGCATCAACGATATATTCATGTGTTAAATACGCTGGAATAAAAATCATTGTTCCTGGTTTTGGACGATAATGTATTTTATCAGTTCCTAACGTAATTTCTTTTTCATTTTTTAAAGGTAATTGTGTCATGAGCTTACCTGCTCTTGGATCATGAAATACTGGTAAAGATGTTTTATCTGAACATCTTAAAAAATAAAAACCACTAATGTGATTATTGTAGTGCACGTGTGGCGTATGTGAGCCAGCTCCTTTTTCTGCAAACTGCTGAACCCAAAATTCTGTCCAAAATAATTCATAGTTAGTTAAATCATAACCCATATGATCTAAAACATTCCAAGATGTTGAACCAATGTATTCTTGTAATTCTTTTAAGTCTGGATCTCCCACGAGAGATGTGCTGTGATGCGACATAGAAAAATCACCTACTTTTTTACCTAATTCTTTTTCACGTTGTTTAATAGCTTTTTTATTATTTTCTTTTGCAGCTTTAATATATTTATCACAAACTTTATCTACATGATCTACCCATTCTGGTATCTCAATAGAATAAACAGGTGTTGAAAAATATATTGATGAATTTAATTGATCTGTTTTTGACATTAATTTACGTCCTTTCTGTATTTTTTTAAATATTTTTGAATCATTTCTAATTTATCTTCTACCACACCTACATTAGTATTGCAAATAACACACAATAATCCTCTAACTTCACCCGTCTTATGATTATGATCCACTGATAAATTTCTTTTAAAAATATCTCTGTTTCTATTACAAATAGCACAACAATAATTTTGTTCTTTTAATTTTTTATCATAATCTTCAACTGTTATTTTGTAAGCATGTTTTAAAGCATTATTTTTAGCAAGTCTTACATCATAAGGTGTATTCATATACAGTAATCTCCTTGCTTTAATTTTTTTTTCTCTGTTTTTAAAATAATATTCTTTTTGATATTGTTTGCTTTTTAAAGCATCTTTATGAGGCATATTATTTAAATGGATATCCTAAATTCCATATTACTAATGAATATCTAGTTCCTTTTGTAACTGGTTTAACACGATGCCAAACGTGAGATGGAAATACAACAATAGATCCTCTTGGTTTAATTTCAGCACATTTTCTTATTGCTGGTTTATCAGGATCTGTATTTCTAAAATCAAATTCTAATTCTCCACCTTCATAATCTTCTGGCGCTGACAAACTACAAGTAACGGATAATTTTCTTATTTTACCAAACGTATCTGGATTATCTTTATTTGCATATGGTGCTTCCCAGCTATCGCAATGCCAATCGTAAAATTGGTTAAGTTTATATTTTGTAAATTGACACGCTTCACTGAAAGACCACTCAAAATCCCAACCAGCTAATCTATTTGCTTGATGTATAAATGGTTGGATCTCTTTGAATATCCATCGATCAGATAGCCAGACGATGTTAGAATCTCTTTTCTTTTTTAAATCTTTTAAATCTTCATCAGATAAATTTTTACCTTCTTGAATTTTATTTGTTTGCCCACCTGTAAGTGCTAATTGCTCTTGTTGTGATTTTCCATATTTAATTAACTCATCACAAAATCTAGGTGTGAGTGCGCTCTGAAAGTAATAGTAGTAATTCTGAAGGTTCATTTCTAAATCCTATATATAAATTTATAGAATAAATGTCAAGTAGATGAATTATTAGCTAACTGTAAGTGTTCCAGAAACCGTGAATGTCGCAACTTTACAACCTCCAGCTGGTGCCGGTAATGTTGTAACTGTGTTTGTTCCTGGTGCTGCTGTAAATCCTGCTGTTGAAGGTCCTCTAACAATAACTATACCTGAACCACCGTTTCCTCCATCTCCACCTCCAGCTCCACCACCTCCTCCTCCACCACCTGTGTTAACTGTTCCAGGTGAACCTGCTCCTGGTGATCCATTTCCTCCACCACCTGCTCCTCCAGTTCCTTCTCTTGCTCCTCCACCTCCAGCATAAAATACTGGTGAATTTGTAATTGAGTTTGCACTTCCAGATCCTCCTGATCCACCTACTGAAGGAGTAGAATTTCCTCCAACAGCACCTGCTCCACCACCCCCTGCAGCTCTAGTTCCTGGTGATCCTGTTCCACCTGCATTTCCTTGACCTGGTGTTCCTGATCCGCCTGATAATTTTTGAGAAGATCCACCACCTCCTGATCCTCCTGGAGTACCTGAAGGAGGATTAGTATCTCCAGCTCCTCCACCTCCACCAATTGATGTGATTGTTGAAAAAATTGAAGGTGAACCACTACATCCACCTATATTTCCTGTATTACCAGTTCCTCCAGCTCCTACTGTAACTGGATAAGCTCCAGCTATTAATTTTACTTTTGCTCCACCAGGGAATGAACTTAATAAACCTCCGGCACCTCCTCCTCCGCCAGTATCACCTCCTGCTCCACCACCACCCGCTACTACTAAATAATCTACTACTACATTTGGAGCGCTTGATGCTGTTAAACTTCCGCTAACAGTAAAAGACGCAACATCTTGACCGCAAGGTTGTGTTGTAACCGTGTTAGTTCCTGGACTTGCACTTAAAATAATTGATGAGCTTCTTGCTCTTAATATAACGATTCCCGATCCGCCGGTACCACCTGCTCCACCTGCGCATCCACCAGAGTTCATACCACCTCCACCTCCTCCTCCACCAGTATTAGCTGTTCCTGCTGTTCCAGTTGATGTACTGTTAGATCCTGCTCCACCTCCACCTGGTCCTCCTGCTGCATTTGGTGAAGGTGTTCTTGATCCTCCACCTCCACCACCTGCGTAAGTAACTGAACTTCCTGAAATTGAATTTGCTGAACCCGCTCCTCCAGCTCCTCCCGCTGAACCACTACCATCTGATCCTACAGCAGAAATTCCTCCACCCCCTCCACCACCATAAATAGGAGCACCACCAGATTTACCACCGTTATTTCCTTGAGAAGGACTTACTGGCGGAGTATTTCCTGATCCTCCTGCAATACAAACATTTCCACCTCCTCCACCTCCCGAACCTCCACTAATACCTACAAGACCATTTGGACCACCTGCTCCACCACCTGCTGATGTAATATTTCCAAAAATTGAATTCGATCCTGAATTTCCTCTTACACAAACAGTACCAGGTCCTCCTGCTCCTCCAGCTCCTACTGTTACTGGAATACTTGCTCCTGCATAAAAAGAAGCTGTTGCTTGAGTTCCACCTGGAAAAGAAGATCTATAGCCACCTGCTCCACCACCACCTGCAACAAAACCACCTCCACCTCCACCTCCCGCCACGACTAAATAATCTAATGATACTGAACATTGTGTCTGTGGCCAGCTACCAGATTTCACGGCACTAAATTGACTTTTTAAATTCCAAACACCACTTGCCTTGTTTAATTCTTTTACGATAACGATTCCCGAACCGCCTGCAGCTCTTGCTCCACCACCACCTCCAGTGTTAGCTGTTCCTGCAACGCAAGAAGCTCCACCACCTCCAGTTCCTCCAGTTCCTGCTGCAGTAGGAGAAGGTCCAGCTGGTGCTCCACCACCTCCACCACCTGCATAAGTTACTGAACTTCCTGAAATTGAACTTGCTGTTCCTGCACCTCCTGGTCCACCACCTGTTCCACCTGTATTAAAATTTGATCCAACAGCGCCTGCTCCTCCTCCACCACCTGCTCCTATGTTAAATCCTCCTCCAGTACCACCTGTATTTCCTTGTGGGGGGCTTACTGGCGGAGTATTACCTGCTCCCCCTGCTCCACCAATATCTCCTGCTCCTCCACCACCTGATCCACCAGAAATACCAGGACCATTTCCTGGGGGAGCATTTATTCCTGCACCACCACCACCTGTTGATGTTATAGTTGAAAATATAGAAGGATTACCTGGTCCACCTTTTGCGTTTGTAGGTGAAAGAGCTCCACCTGCACCTACTGTAATTGGATATGGGGTTGCTCCACAAACTGAAATTGAACAAGAAGTTCTAAATCCTCCTGCTCCACCTCCTCCAGGAAGACCTCCAGGTCCACCCCCTGCTCCACCCCCAGCAACGACTAATGTATCTACTAATCTCGTTCCAGGTTGCGTTGTTAATGTTCCAGATGATGTTTGAGATGTGACAGTACACTTTCCAAACGATGTTGGATTTACTACGCCGATTATACCGCCATTAATTTTGGCCATAGGTCACTTACTCCTGTTTAAAAATTCTTTAACTTAATTGCCTGTAGCAATCCAAGATGAAGTGTCAGGTGACCAAGCGAATGAATTTTGTTGATCGTCTTTACCAATCCATCTCTTTCCAGCTTCATCCCAAGAAATAAAGTATCTTACGT